TTGCAAATGGTGGTACTAATGCTGTTACAGCTTCAGCAGCATTTAATGCTTTAAGCCCATTAACCACAGCAGGTGATACTCTTTATGGTGGCACAAGTGGTGCAGGAACAAGATTAGCTATAGGCACAGCAGGTCAAGTATTAACAGTAAATACTGGTGCAACAGCTCCACAATGGTCTACTCCAACAACAGGTACTGTGACAAGTGTTGCAGCATTAACATTAGGCACAACAGGCACAGATTTAAGCTCAACAGTAGCTACAGGAACAACGACTCCTGTTATTACTTTACAAGTGCCTACTGCATCAGCTACTAATAGAGGTGCTTTATCATCTACAGATTGGACTACATTTAACAATAAAGGTTCTGGAACAGTAACATCAGCATCAGTAGTATCAGCTAACGGATTTGCAGGTACAGTAGCAACATCTACAACAACACCAGCCATTACTATTTCAACATCTATTACAGGTGTGTTAAAAGGTAATGCTACTGCAATTAGTGCAGCAACATCAGGTACAGATTATTCAGCAGGAACATCTGCATTAGCTACAGGTATTCTTAAATCCACAACAACTACAGGTGCATTATCTATTGCTGTAGGTGGTACAGATTACCAAACAGCACAATCTGTTACAGGTATTGTTAAATCTTCTGGTACAACTCGTTCAGCAGCTACAGCAGGTACAGATTATGTAGTACCAACAACTGCAACAACATTTACAACTACACAAACATTTAATGGTTCATCAAGCGTATTAGCTGCTGTATTTGCTAATGCTGCAGAAACAACAACGGTATCAGCAACTGCTGCCACAGGTACAATTCAATATGATGTAACTACACAATCAGTTTTGTATTATACGACAAATGCTTCTGCTAACTTTACCGTAAACTTTAGAGCATCTAGTGGCACATCATTAAATACTGCCATGTCTACAGGTCAAGCAGTAACAGTAGTGTTTTTATGTACAAATGGCACTACAGCTTATTATAATAATGCAGTGACAGTAGATGGCACATCTGTAACACCTAAATATCAAGGTGGAACTGCTTGGTCAAGTGGCAATGCTTCTGGCATAGATGCTTACTCATATACTATTATTAAAACAGGTTCTGCTGCATTTACAATATTAGCTGCACAAACACAGTTTAAATAGGATATAAATTATGTTTGGATTGTCAGGATTTTCCCAAGCACCATTTAGTACAGCGTTTATTGGTCAACAATTTGCTTTTGCTAGTATTAATGGTCTTGCAACAGTAACAGCAGACGGTTCATCTATTGCTTACGATTATGCAAGCATAGTAGCAACTGCAACCGTATCAGCATTAGGTGGGTTAATTTCTTCTGGGGTTGCTTCTGTAGCAGCCAATGCTTCATTTATAGTATATGGAAATGCTATATATAGTAGAAAAGCAGTTATTGAAAGTAATGCAACAGTAAGTGCAGATGGATTAAAATTTGGTTATAACTGGACTGCAATAACAGCAGGTACAGAAACATGGACAAATGCGTCAGTAGGTTCTGAAACATGGACAGAAGTGACAGCAGGTTCAAATACATGGTTATTAAAAGGGTAAAAAATGGCAAAGACAAAAATTAGTGAATATTCATCAACCAGTGCTGGTGCTGGGTTAAACACAGACATAGCATCTATTAACATTGATGAAGGATGTGCACCATCTGGCATAAACAATGCTATTCGTGCAGTCATGGCACAACTAAAAGATTTCCAATCTGGTGTTAGTGGTGATACTTTACCAGTATTATCTGGTGGTACAGGTGCATCTACAGCAGCTACAGCTAGAACTGCTTTAGGTGTTGTAATTGGTACAGATGTTCAAGCCTATGACACTCATTTAGTTAAAGATAATGCAGCAGCAACATTTAGTGCTGACAATACATTTTCTGGTAGCAATTCATTTACTGGTAAACAAACATTTACTGGAACAACAAGTCTTATTGCAAGCAAATTTGTAAGTGGTGTAGAAAAAATAACTGTATCAGCTACAGCAGCTACAGGCACTATTAATTATGATGTTACAACCCAACCTGTGTTATACTATACAAGTAATGCTTCAGCAAACTTTACAATTAATTTTAGAGCATCTAGCGGTACTTCTTTAAACACAGCTATGTCAACTGGTGAAGCAATTACTGTCGTATTTATTAATACAAACGGTTCTACAGCTTATTACAACAACGCAATTACTATAGATGGCACATCTGTAACACCTAAATATCAAGGCACAGTAGCATGGTCAGCAGGTCAAGCATCTGGTGTAGATATTTACTCTTACACTATTGTTAAAACAGGTTCAGCTGCTTTCACAGTATTTGCTGCACAAACTCAATTCGTTTAAGGATTATTGAATGTCATTATTGTCAAGACTAGCAGTCCAAGCAGCCAGAGCTTATGGTATATTATCGTCTAAATCTACCAATGTATCTGCTTCTTATCTTGTTGTGGCTGGTGCTGGTGGTGGTGGAGCAGAAATTGGTGGCGGTGGAGGTGCAGGTGGTTATTTAACTTCTACAGCAACTTTATCTACACTTACAACATATTCTATTACTGTAGGTGCAGGTGGAGCAGGTTCACCAGGTACTGTTGCAGGAACTTCAGGTAATAATTCAGTTATTTCAGGAACAGGATTGACCACTATTACTTCAACAGGTGGTGGCGGTGGTGGTAGAAATTCTACGCCAACTAATGCTGGTAATGGTGGATCAGGCGGAGGTTCAGGAGAAGGATCTACTGTTGGAACAGGTACTTCAGGACAAGGAAATAATGGCGGAACAGCTTATGATCCAGCTCAATATTATGGATCAGGTGGCGGTGGAGGTGCAAGTGCAGTAGGAGCAAACGGAACAGCAGCTGGAGGTGGTAATGGTGGCGCAGGTTCTGCATCTTCCATAACTGGTTCTTCAATTACTTACGCAGGTGGTGGCGGTGGTGGATATTATCCAACCGGTGCAGGTGTTGCAGGTTCAGGTGGAGCAGGTGGTGGCGGTGCAGGTGGAGCTTCTCCATCACCAGGTAATGGTATTGCTGGAACTGCAAATCTTGGTGGCGGAGGCGGTGGCGGTTCACTTGGAGGAGGTGCTGGAGGCTCTGGTGGTTCAGGCGTAGTCATCATATCTTACACATCTGCTACACCTAAATTTTTAGGTGGCACAATTACTACTTCAGGTGGTAACCAAATTCATACATTCACAGCTTCAGGAACATTAGTCCCTACTACAGCAGTTACAGCTAGTTATTTAATAGTGGCTGGTGGTGGTGGAAGTGGCTCTAACTTGGGTGGTGGTGGAGGTGCAGGTGGTCTTTTAACATCATCTACTACACTTTATTATCCTGCAACTTATACAGTTACTGTAGGAGCAGGAGGTGCAGGTGGAGCTTATCCTGCAGATAATAATGGCGTTAATGGTTCTAATTCTGTTTTATCAGGGACAGGTTTAACTACACTTACATCAGTAGGTGGAGGTGGAGGCGGTAAAAATGCAGCAGGTTTACCTAATGCTGGTTCAGGCGGTTCAGGTGGTGGTTGCGGTGAAGGTGTAACTAATTTTGGAACAGGTACAAGTGGGCAAGGTAACAATGGTGGACAGTCTTATGATGCTGGTGGTGCTTATGGTGCTGGAGGCGGTGGTGGAGCTGGTGCAGCAGGTTCAAATGGAACTACATCATCAGGAGGTGCAGGAGGTATAGGCTCTACTTCTAGCATTTCAGGAACTTCTACATATTATGCAGGTGGTGGTGGTGGTGCAGGTATTGGAGCATCAGGAGCTGGTGGTACAGGTGGTGGTGGTAATGCTGCTGTAACAGGTGCAGGAACAGCTGGAACTGCTAATCTTGGTGGCGGTGGTGGTGGATCTGCTTCTGCTACAGCAGGAGCTGCTGGTGGTAGCGGAACAGTTATCATCTCATACGCTGGCTCACAAGTATTTACAGGCGGAACTGTAACATCATCAGGTGGAAACACAATACATACATTTACTTCTAGTGGAACATTAGCTCCTGCTTATTCTGTTAGCTATTTAATTGTTGCAGGTGGTGGCGGTGGAGTAAGAGGTTCTGGTGAAGGTTCAGGCGGTGGTGGTGCTGGTGGATTACTAACTTCATCTACATATTTATCCATTGGACAAACATATACTGTTACTGTGGGTGGTGGTGCGGCTTCAAACTCAAGCATAACTACACAAGGAAATAACGGTTCTAATTCGGTATTAAGTGGAACAGGAATTACAACATTAACATCTGTTGGCGGTGGCGGAGGTGGTTCAGGCTCTACATCATCAGCTAAAAATGGTGCAGCTGGTGGTTCAGGTGGTGGTGGCGCACAAGGTGGTGCATCACCTGGAACTTCTACAGGCGGTGCAGGAACTTCAGGACAAGGTAATAATGGTGGTGCAACTACAGCTTATGGCTCACCTTATTTAGGTGCAGGTGGTGGTGGAGCTGGTGCAGTAGGTTCAAATGGTGCTACCGCAGGAACAGGCAATGGTGGAAATGGAGCTGCGTATTCTATTACAGGATCATCTGTTACTTATGCTGGCGGTGGCGGTGGTGGTGTTTATTTATCATCAACAGGTGGAACAGGTGGAACAGGTGGTGGTGGTAATGGTTGCTCTACATCAGTTGCACCTGTTGCTGGAACAGCTAATTTAGGTGGCGGTGGAGGCGGTGGCAATCAAAATTATGATGGTGCAGCTGGAGGTTCAGGTGTTGTGATATTATCTGTTCCTACTGCAAATTATTCAGGCGTTACAACAGGATCACCTACAGTTACAACAAGTGGCGCAAATACTATATTAAAATTTACAGCTTCAGGAACTTATACAGCTTAAAAGGGGAAATAAATGGCACATTTTGCTAAATTAGAAAATAACATAGTAACTCAAGTAATCGTAGTGAATAACCAAGATATTCTTGATGAAAATGGTCAAGAAAACGAACAAAAAGGAATAGACTTCTGCTCTAACCTTTTAGGTGGAACTTGGATACAAACATCTTATAACGGCAACATTCGTAAGAATTATGCTGGTGTAGGATACACTTATGATGAAACATTAGATGCTTTTATTGCACCTAAACCATTTAACTCATGGTTATTAAATGAAACAATAGCTCAATGGAAAGCACCAGTAGAGATGCCTACTGATGGTGAAATGTACACATGGAATGAAGAAACAACATCTTGGAACTTACTACCAAAGGCTGAATAATGACACCTGAACAACAAAAACAAGCCATTAAAGAGGCTTTAGAAGAATGGCTTGATAAGCAATTTACTGCTTTTGGTAAGTGGTCTTTAAAGGGACTAGTGGCTTTTACATTAGCTGGATTAGTATATCTATGGGCTATGTCGCATGGCTGGTCTATTAAATAAAAAAACATTACGACATTTATATAGTGCATTTGTAAGACTTCCTCCATTCAATAGATACCCAATGCCATCTCCTCTTAAAATGAGGTTTGAGGTAATGGATTCAGATGATTGTGATGGGTTATTTACACCAAGTAATATGACTATTCATATAGAAGCTAGACAAGATAGTTTTAAGAAGATGTCTGAAGTGGTCTTACATGAGATGATTCATGTACTACTTTATAAAAGAAATATGTACACTAATAAATATGCTGACCATGACTGTGATTTTGAACAGTTAGCTAATGAAGTTTGTAAGCTTTATAAGTTTAATAGGAAAACATTCTAATGAAACATTTAATGTTCTTAATACTAGTCCTACTTACTTTATTTTATATACATAAAGTAGAAGCTTCTGAATATATGGTTATGCAATATAATGAGAATGTTCGTATTGTTCTTTCTAAAGAAAAGTGTGAGTCAGCTGGGTTTAAAGCTGTAGCTCAACGACTAGATAAACAAGTAATGAAGGCTTGCTGGTCTCCTAATGGAGATAAGATACATATACAATGGGAAGGTGGAGACTTTAGTGAGTTTCCTCTAGATAGATTTTATCCAGTGGAGATAAAATAATGGATCCAATAACAATATTATCAGCATTTGCTCCAGTCGTAATGGACTTGGGTAAATCACTAATTAGCAAGTTTATAGCACCTGATGTATTTAAACCAGCTACTATAGAACAATATACTCAAATGAAGACTCTTGACTTAGAGTTCTTTAAAGTAATGAATGAGGTTGGAGCAGGAAATACCTCTTATCCTTGGGTAGAGGCTATCGTTAGATTAATGCGTCCTCTAATAGGGCTTCTTGTGCTTTCTACATGGGTATATACTATAGTTAGTGGACAACCTAGTGAAGAGGTTAATAACTTTGCTAGTGCAGTTGGATTCTATCTCTTTGGAGAACGCAGTTTGTTCTATATTAAGAAGAAATGAAGTTAAGTCCTAATTTTAGTTTAGAAGAACTTACCTTTAGTCAAGTAGCAGCAAGAAGAGGAATAGATAATACTCCTCCTGCTAAAGTAAAAGATAATTTAGAAAGACTTGCTTTGTTTTTAGAACAAGTCCGTAAAGTAGTTAATAAACCAATATCCATAAGTTCAGGATATAGATCGAGGGAAGTCAATGAATCAGTGGGTGGAAGTAAAACATCACAACATTGTGAAGGATGTGCAGTTGACTTTAATGTCAAGGGAATGTCTCCTGATGCTGTGGTCAGAGCCATTGTCAATGCTAATATCCCTTACGATCAGGTTATATTAGAGTTTGATAGTTGGGTACACATATCTGTTCCAACTGTTAAAGGCAGTCCCCCTAGGAAGCAAGCATTAATTATAGATAATAACGGAAAGAGAGACTTCAAATGAAAAAAACTCCAACAACTAAAAAAGCAAAGATGGCTAAAATTGGTAAAGTAATGGGTGAGTATAAAGCTGGTACACTTAATACTGGTTCTAAAAAAGGTCCTGTAGTAACTTCTAAGAAACAAGCTATTGCTATTGCTCTAAGCCAAACTGGTATGTCTAAAAAGAAAAAGAAATGATTAAAAAAGGTAAAGAAACTTTTGCTGGGTATAATAAACCAAAGAAAACTCCTGGTCATCCTACAAAGAGTCATGCAGTTGTGGCTAAAGTAGGTGAGACAGAAAAGTTAATTAGGTTTGGTCAGCAAGGTGTAAGTGGGGATAAGACAAATACAGCAAGAGCAAGGTCTTTTAAAGCAAGACATGCTAAGAATATAGCTAAAGGTAAGATGAGTGCAGCGTATTGGGCTGATAAGGTTAAATGGTAATAAATTAGTTGACAAATAGCCATTCTTATGGTATAATTGTTATATATACTGGGAAAATAATACATGACTTATTTAGAAATTGTCAATAAAGTTTTACGAAGATTAAGAGAGCCAACAGTAGCTTCTGTGAGTGAAAACTCATATAGTGCTCTTATTGGTGAACTTGTCAATGTATCCAAAAGAGAGATTGAAGATGCTTGGAATTGGTCTGCTTTAAGAACAACTCTTACAGCTACCACTGCTCCTGATCTATTTAACTATGTTCTTCGTGGTGCTGGAACTCGTTTTAGAGTTTTAGAGATTATTAATGATACAGATAATTTCTTTATGCAGCCTAGAGATGGTAAATGGTTTGAGTCTAATCTATTAATGGTTCCTGTAACTAAAGGAAGTCCTTTATACTACAATTTTAATGGTGTAACAACCTATGGTGATACACAAGTAGATGTGTTCCCAGTTCCTAATGGTGTTTACACACTACGCTTTAATGTGGTTATGCCACAAGATGATTTAACTACTGACTCTGAAGTAGTACAAATTCCTTACCAACTCCTTATTGAAGGTGTTCTTGCAAGAGCAATTGCTGAACGAGGTGAAGATGGTGGTAATCAAGATCAAGAGATGCGATATAGAAATATGTTAGCTGACTTAATTTCAATTGAGAATGGTCATAGAGTAGAAGAAACTACTTGGTATCCTCAATAATGGCTGGAACATTAAAAACTACTTCTATTCAAGCTCCAGGGTTCTTAGGTTTAAATACCCAAGACTCTGCTGTTACACTTGAAAGTGGTTATGCTTCTATAGCAACTAACTGTATCATAGATAAATATGGTAGGCTTGGTGCTAGAAAAGGCTATTCTAATATTACTACAGATAATGGTACTTTATTAGATACTGAAGCTATTAAAGCTATATTTGAATTTAAAGAAACAGATGGTACTATTACTTATTTATCTGCTGGTGGTGGACATTTATTTACTGGTACTGATATTTTAGTTGAACAAATTCCTAAAGCAGCTAACCAAACAACAAATTCACCTGTTAGTCCTCCTGATGATAGATGGCAGTTTGCAGCACTAGCTGAAGGTAGTGGAATTTCAGCAACCTCTTATGGGTTTGCAGCACAGATGGGTGCACCAATGCTTGTTTGGAGAAAAACATCTCATACAGGTGTGTATATTTGGCAAAGAATTGGTGACTATGGCTCTAAACCTACTGGTGTTACTACATTTGACCCTGATTGTGTATTAGCTGCATTTGGTAGAATATGGACAGCTAGACTTACTAGCCATAAACAAACTATTTATTATAGTAAATTATTAGATGGAGCTGCTTTTACAGGTACTGGTTCAGGACTTCTAGATATTAGTTCTGTAATTGGTAATAATGATGAGATTGTTTCAATAGCTTACCATAATAACTACTTAATTATATTCTGTAAAAATAACATTGTAGCTTATGCTGGAGCAAATGATCCTACTACAATGACTTTAGCAGATGTTATTGTAGGTGTTGGATGTGTTGCTAGAGATTCTGTACAAGCAACTGGTACTGACTTAATATTCTTATCTAAGACTGGTGTACGAAGCTTTAATCGAGTTGTTCAAGAGAAGTCAATGCCACTTCGTGAACTATCTCTTAATATTAGAGATGACTTAGTTGGATACTTAGCTGTAGAAACAACCACAAATATTCGTAGTGCATATTATGAAAAAGATGCTTTTTATCTTCTAACCTTTCCAGGTTCTCATATTACTGTGTACTTTGACTTAAGGCAAATGCTTCCTAATGGAGCTGCTAAAACAACTTTATGGAATAATACTTCAGGTACTGATTACTCCTCATTTTGCTCTACAGAAGATAGAGAACTTTTAATAGGATTTCCAGGAAAGATTACTAAATATAATGGTTATTTAGATGGAACTTCTTCTTATACAATGCAATACTATACATCTAGTTCTGATTTAGGTAGCCCTACAACTAATAAGATGCTAAAGAAAGCTTCATTAGTTGTTATTGGTAGTGGAGATCAAGATTTCTCCTTTAAGTATGGCTATGATTATACACTAAACTATACATCACAAACTATTAATAGAGACTTAGGTACTGGTATCTATGCTACTTACAATACAACATATAAATATAATGTAGATAAATACTCTTCAGTAGGTATTGGTGTTAATAATATTCAAGTACCTTTGGGTGGATCAGGAAAAGTTTTACAATTTGGGGTTGAATCAACAATTAATGACAGTCCAGTCTCTATACAAAAGATTGATGTCTATTTACAAACAGGGAAAATGATATAATGTCTAACTATACCAAAACCACTAACTTTTTAGCAAAAGATTCTTTAGGAACTAGTGATCCAGCAAAGATTATTAAAGGTTCAGAATTTGATACTGAGTTTAATGCTTTACAAACTGCAGTGAATAGTAAGGCTAATTCAATTTCACCAGCTTTAACAGGAACTCCTACAGCTCCTACAGCTGCTTCAGGTACTAACACAACACAACTTGCTACTACAGAGTTTGTAACAGTAGCTGTAACAGCTTCTATCCCTTCAGGTGGTATTATTATTTGGTCAGGTTCTGTGGGTACTATTCCTACAGGTTGGTTATTATGTAATGGAGCTAGTTCAACACCTGATTTAAGAAATAGATTTGTAGTGGGTGCAGGTTCTACTTATGCAGTGGGTGCTACTGGTGGTAGTGCAGATGCTATAGTAGTAAGCCATACTCACACTGCAACTGTAACTGACGCTGGTCACTTCCATACATATACTGAAAAAGTCAATGTTGTTGGGCACTCAGGTGGTGGAACACCTTCAGGAGATTCATCAACAACTAGTAACACTTCAACAGCTACAACAGGTATTACAGTTTCAAATGCTAGTACAGGCGTAAGTGGTACAAATGCTAACTTACCTCCGTACTATGCTTTATGTTATATTATGAAGTCTTAATAGCGTATGAAGATTTAATGAGTAAAATGGATTATGTGAATCTTCTATATAGAATATATGGAAGTCCTAAAGAAGATAAAAAGAAGTTTTTAGAAGAAGCAGCTACTTGGGAATATTACCCAGTGTACAAAGAAGATAAAGTAGTTGCTCTATTCATGACTAAAGGTAATAGAATACATTGTGGATGTCTCCCTGACTATAAAGGTAGATGGTTCCCAATGAAGATGTATAAAAGACTTTGTAAGAATATTATTCTTAAGTATGGTAAAGTAGAAACAGCTACTTTTATTGAAACAAAAGAGTTTGTAGAAAGACTGGGATTTAAAGAAGTAAGTAGGAATAAACATAATGTTATTAATTTTATAAAGACAGAGGTATAATATGGGTTTTATTACAGATGCACTTGGTTTAACTGGAGAAGATGCCCCACAAATAGCTCCTTATTCAGCTTCACCAATTACTACAACTACAGGTTCAGCTACTCCTGCTGCTGGTGGAGGTGTAACAACGGCTCTGTCTCCTGAACTTCAACAATTTTATGACTTCTACATAAATGAAGCAAAAAAGAATCTTCCTACTGGGGCATCAGCTGACTTTGCTAATCAAGTTGCTAAATATGGTCAAAACCTATTTACGCAAGGTGCTGGATTAGATACTCAAGGAATGACTTCTAACTATTATAACCAAGTTTTAGCTGGTTTAGATCCACAAAGACAAGCAGAGAATACTACTCTAGCTAATACTCTATTCTCACAAGGTCGTACTGGTGCAGGAGCAGGTGTAGCAGGTGGTGGTTATGTAAACCCTGAACAGTTTGCTTTATTAAAAGCAAGAGAACAAGCTAATGCTGGTATCTACTTAACAGCTGAAGATAGAGCAAGACAGATTCAACAAGACCAATTACAAAAAGCTTTAGGCTATGTTGGTATAGGTAATGAGCTTAAAACAGCAAACTATGCTCTTCCTACATCTTTATTTGGTACTGGTGTTCAACTAGGTCAAATTAATAATCCATTAATTGCCCCAGCTTTAACTGGTGGTCAATATGTGACAGATGTTAATAAACAAAATGCTGCATATCAACAACAACAAAATATCTCAGATCAAGGGTTTTGGAGTGGACTTATCAGTTCTGCTGCTTCTACTTTCAATCCTTTCTCTAGTGCGTCTAAAGGTTTAAGTAGTTTATTTAGTACACCATCATCAGGTAGTGGAGCTTATACTGGTGGGATTAAATTTTAAGGAAAAATTATGGCTGGAATTATCCCTAGTTTATTTGGACCAACTCCTGAAGAGTTGATGTCTTTAAGAAAAAAAGAACAAAATCAAGCTATTACTCAAGCAGGTCAAGCTTATGGTCCTAGAGGAGCTACAGGTGCTGCTCTTGGTACTCTCTTAGCTGGAGGAGTTAATAAATTATTTGGTTTAGAAGACCCTGAAATTAAGAAAGCTGCTGATGTATATAATATTCTTAAAACTACACAACAAGGTTTAGGCTCTGATGCTACTGATCCTACTAAACTTTACCCAGCACTCCAAGCAAACTTTGCTAATGCAGGTTATGGTGATATAGCTGAAAAAGTATCTACTGAAGGTGCTACTAAGATATTAGATTGGAATACTAAACAAGCTACTATTAAACAAAAAACATTTGATTTAGAACAAGATACAAAAGCTAGAGATGCTATATTATTAGTACAAGATAGTGCAGCTAAAGAAAATAGAACTCCTACTAGTGAGGAACTTATTTCTGCAGCAGCTCCATTTATGTCTATTGATAAGTTAGCTCCATTATTACAAACAAGTGCTGATAAAGCTGCTTATCGTGATACTATGAAGTATGAAATAGATAAGAGATACGAACAAAAGAAACAGGATGGTATTGATAGAAAAGCAGATAAACTATTCTTTGCTAATTTAGCATTTGAACATCAAACGCAATTAAAAGAATTAGAGGCTAAGTTAAATCCTAAAGGAAGTGCTTCTTCTGTGTATGAAAGAGGGTATGCTAATAACCTTGTTACTTCTTATGCTGAACTTGTTCCTGCTACAACTAACTTAAATATCCTTACTCAAGGTGGTACATCTCCTATTACAGCTGGTATATTCACAGGTATTAAGGGTACTGGTATTCTATCATCAACTGGTGCAGTATTAGGTACAACAATTACTTCTGCTGAATCAGGTCAATATGAATCTATTATGCTTCCAGTGATACAAAATATTGGTACAATTCAGAATGCTGGTAGAAGAACAACTATCTCTCAATTAGATAATTTAAAGAATGCTTTAATTGCTAAACCTGGTCAACAATATGTTGTACAAGTACAAAAGATGGGTGAACTTCGTCAAATAGCAGAAGCAGCAGCTGATGCAGCTATGACTAACCCAGCTCTATCAGAAGATCAAAAAGCAGCAGTTAAAGGTAATCTTGAAAAAGTTAAACAAGCTATTCCATTTACAGGAGCTGATGTAGCTAAATACTCTATATATGCTAAAAAGAATCCTACAGTTCAATTTAAAGATTGGCTTAAAGTTAATGGATCAGATAAAGAAGCATTTGGTGGAAATAAAGCTCCTCAAGCTGCAATAGA